CCAGTCATTGGTGATGACATCGAGAATCTTGTTATCAGAACTGCGAACCAGTGCTGATCGGTTAACGCTGGTCTCAACGCCATTAATCATAGCAAAGGCAGGAACAGGGGTGACAGTCCAATCCAACTTCGCTGCCTGAAGCATTTGCTCGGGCGAAACGTCATTGGGAACCTTTACACCAAGACCGTGCCAAGGGGTCTCACCAGCATAAGCCATGTGAGCAAAACCATCAACCACTTCAATCATATGTGCCATAACAAATTACTCCTTAAATATCCAAATCACAAACATCATAATCAATTTCACCACGTTCATAACAAGAGATCACGTCATGAACCATTTCTAAAGAAACTCCAAGTGACTTGGAAATTTCCTCTTCCTTCATGCCATCATTGCAATACATATCAATGATGTCAATTTCAATGTTCTTAAAGAATCCCATTATTTTTGCTCCATCAAATACTTCATTCGATTTTCAATGTACTTACGAGCCTGAGGACTCTCATCCATCATCATACCGAGAAGTGATTCAAGGTAGCCAACCATGTACTGACTCGGCTTGGTGATGTTCAACTTGTTGATTGCACGATCCTCAACCAGTTTGACAAAGGACTGGGCGAGGGCGAAATTGTTTATTGCTTTATTTTTCATACTTCCAGTATACGTTTTTTCAGAAATAAAATAAAGTCTTTTTTTAAGAATTTTTCAACAACTGAACTTTTTCTTCAATTTCCGCAAGACGACGTTCAGTCTCAGCATTGTCAATCGGAGAAAGTTGACCACGAACTTCTGTAAGGAAAATCCACTGCTCAACCAAACGGTCAATCATTTGTTGTTTGTCAATAGGCATATTACACCCAGTCCTTATGATTGTCAGACTCTTCGTTTTCGTCAAAGCCAAGGTTGTACTCATAAATTTCATCCTTGGTCATATTTTCTTCAAGGATTTCTTCACTGTTGTACGTGTCTCCACGGAAAAAATGCGGGCGACGAGGGCGACGGTAGTAACTGTCAGCGGAACCGCGATCATACGGACCACCGTGGCGGCGATTGATTTCCAATACACGTGACATTTTACTTTTGCTCCGTGGTATAAACTGAAAGGATCCATTTGGCACGATTGAGCAACTGACGAATGTCATCACGCTCCATCCAATCAATTTCACCCTGAACAGGATCAACCATGTTGCTGGCATCACTGATCAACCTGATTGCCATTGCGGTGGGGCTGGAAAACCTGAAAGACAAATTTTCAGTAACTACCTCACGCATTTGCTCAACCGTACAGCCGTAAATGGCAACTTCACGCTTTTCAGCGTCGCTCATATTCAAATATGTGTTTTCGTTTATCATAGAACCAGTATACGTTCTTTCAGAAATAAAGAAAAGTTTTTTTTAAATTAAAGCGGATGACGGTCTTGGTAAGTGTCCATCCAGTTTTTTAGATACTGTCTGGCTTCTTGCTTGTTGACCCCAAACACTTCAGAAATATACGGTGCTGCTCCAAACATGTTGATCGCACCAGACTTTTGCATAGTGTCCAGATAAATGTTGACCTTTTTCTGCATTTCCATTCTAAACTTATCCATGATTAACCCCAATTTTTGCCGCTGAGATAACCATACGGAACACCGAGTTCGAACTCGAGAGACTCAACGCTACCGTAGGTGTTGTACGCAATATGTAGTTGGCGAATTACATCCTCGCGCGACTCACCAAATTGCTGCTTGAACCGAACACGCTCTTCAAACTTGGCAATCGCCTCCTCATGATAACGTTTTTCCTCGCGGATCGAATCGCCGACAGCGTCGACAAGTTGATCCCAAAGATCCTGCTTACCGTCGTCATCGAGACAGTCCCACTCACGGTAAAAAGTCTCATTAGGACGGAAGCCATAGGCATCCTTGTGAAGGTCGGAGAGAATGTTTTCGTCAAAAGTGTATGTCGTAGTGTTCATATAGAGCCAGTATAGGTTATTTCAGAAATAAAGAAAAGTCTTTTTTTACAACTTTGCTCGCTTGAGAATCTCGCCAACATGGAACACTGAGAAATAAAACGGAACCATTTTGCGAGTTTGATCCTCGTCAGCACCCTTCTTTTCAACCAAACGCATAAGACGAGCAGCAGACTTCAAACCTTTCATCTTGGCACCAGACATGCCAGGGATCTTGATCGCTTGCTTGAAGGTAACAAACGCATCACCCTCTTCAAACCCAAGGCTCTCAAGGATGTCAGCATTTTGACCCGTATACTCGTGACCAGAAACATAATTACGCATTTCAAATTTCCTTTCAATTACCAAACTATAGATCCAGTATAAGTTATTTCAGAAATAAAAAAAAGGGGTGACATTTCTGCCACCCCTCTTCATCTAGTTTCTTTTAGAAATTAGAAAGCAAATACAAGATCGACCATGAGTCGCTTGTAATCGGCTTTGGCTGCGCCAACCTCTACATCAAAGAGACTGCCACGAACCATCCAACCATCAGCAAGCCCATAGGCTGCGCGAATGGCTGTACCGTCAAGAAGTGTTGCTTCACCACCAAAGTCACTATCAGTCCAAACGGCTGAAAGTGCGTTGGCTTCCGCATCTTGCTTCAATACGCTAACTTCCCAGTCACCTGCTTTCTTTGCATTTCCAAAGGTAACACCGTATGCTGTTGCCTTGTCTTGGGTTTTAGCCTCATCGTTGGTTAGTTGCTCAACAAAAAGTTTTACTGGAACACCAGCAACATCCTTCTTGAGTGATGCACCTAAAATAAGTTGATCATGCTTCACGAAAGCATTACCAACTTTGACCTCCTGCTTTAATGTTGTTGCATGAGCCGCAACATCAAGACCAGCAAGTTTCTTATTCAAACCAACTTGCAGACCAACAAGATCGCTGTCTTTAGCAACGCCACCTTCAGCTAATTTTAAGTTGAAAGCACTGGCTGAAAGACCGCTATCATGTTTCATTGCAACTGCCAATCCTTCTGGCTTGATATCGTTATCAAAAAATAACGCATCAGATGCCCAAGGACGATTCATTTTGCCAAGTGTTACCTTTGCAAATGGCGCAGCTGCATATTCAACATATGCCAAATCGAGTCCAACATTCTTTAATGAATTACCTTCGCCCATGTCATTCCAACCAGACTTTGTAGTACCAGTGCGAACACCAAATACAACTTTTGTCTTGTCGTTGACATCAGCAGTTGTTTTCAACTGCAAACGGAGACGATCACGATTTGAATCGGTGAGACCAAGTTGAAGATCATCATTGCGATAACCTAAACCACCACCGAACTTTACATCAGCGGCTTGCGCTACTGAGAACATTGTGCCCAAAATAACAAATGTTAAAATTGCTTTACGCATTTTTTACTCCTTATCTACACCGCGAAATTACGGCTTGAAGTTTTTCATTGACTTAACATCTGCTCTTGTTTTAGCAAGTTCAGATGGGTCAAGAGAAACTAAACCACGGTCTGAAAGATAACCTTCCTCGCCAATGGCTTTGTTACTCACATACTCTTCCATAAATTCTTTTAAGCCAGGAATGACACCAATGTGCGCTTTCTTGACATAAATGAATAATGGTCGTGCAGCCGTATATTTAGCATTTGAGATAGTTTCAAAATTTGGACTAATACCATCAATTTTCAATGCTTTAATTTTATCTGCGTTTTCTTCTAGGAAAGAATAACCAAAAATACCGAGGGCATTTTTATTTGCTGCTAATTTTTGAACAATAAGGTTATCGTTCTCACCTGCTTCAATATATGCACCGTCTTCACGAATTAAATGACACTTCTTTTTATCATCAAATGGGCAACCTGCTTCCATAAACAATTCATGAAATGAATCGCGTGTGCCAGAAGTTGGTGGCGGACCTAGCACTTCAATTTTTGTAGCAGGAAGTGAAGCATCAATTTGATTCCATGTCTTATATGGATTTGGAATTAAATTTCCTGATGCATCTGGAACTTGCTTTGCTAATGCTTTCCAAAGTTGTTCCTTTGTGATATTGGTAAATTTACCTGCCTTTGATTCAGCAACGGTCAAACCATCGTAACCAATTTTGATTTCAACAATTTCACCAACGCCATTTTTTGTGCAAGTTTCAAACTCGCCCTTCTTCATTGCGCGTGATGCGTTTGCTACATCTGGAAACTGTGGACCAACGCCATTACAAAATAATTTAATACCGCCACCAGTACCTGTTGATTCAACCTTTGGGGTCTTAAACTTTCCAGCACGACCGAATTGCTCGGCGACGGCTGTTGTAAATGGATATACTGTTGAAGATCCTACTACAGAAATTTGGTCTCTGCCTTGCGCATTTGCAACGTGAGAAATTAGGATCAAACCGAAAACGAAAAGAACTGCGAGTTTAGACTTCATAAACTGACTCCTTGTTATTACACTATCTGCCGTTTATTTAAAACGGGAATGTCCAGATTTTGGGGGTGTAATAAAAATTTAATTTTTGTGGTAGTTTTTAACCATCCCAGCAGCCTTTTCGATATACTTCACTGGCGACTCTATGAATATTTGTGGCTTGGTTTCAGATTCAACACATATTCCAATCATAATCTTTTTGACGGGAATACCAGTCATTTCCCAAAACATGTAGGAATAAAGTGATGCTTGGAGGAAATAACTTTCAATCCACTCTTTCTTTTTTGTTTTATCTGAAGTTTTGAAGTCGATAATAGAAATTTCATCATCATATTCGGCGATCAAGTCAACGCGACCTGCAACCTTTAATTTGTGAGACACTAGTGGTGACTCAACGCAATAAATGTTATCAACCTTATTATCAAGCACTTCCTTCATTTGATTGAATAACATTTTAGTGGTCGGCATTTCCTCACTGAAGTTTACATCCTCATTAAGAACATATTTTTCACAGGCAAGGTGAAGTGCTTTTCCTCTTGATGCGGCACGCCTTGATATTTTATTTGCCTCAGCCTCACCTACACGCTTGCGCCATTCAAACAATGAAGTCTTGTCTGTCATAGAATCAAGCACTGTAGTTACTGATGGATAAGCATCGCCACTTTCCATTACATAGTAGCGTTTGCCATTCTTACTGATTGTGTTTAGGTCTGGAAAATCAAGCAGTTTGTGTGTAAAGTTTTTACGCTTGAAGACCGAGTTTTTCTCTTGCAATGATGTACTCTTTTACCAATTTTGATCTGACAATATCTTTTTCTTGAAAATCAATATGCTCAAAGTCAGATAATTTGTTTATAATTTTAATGAAGTCTTGTAAGCCATTTCGTTCTTGATCACGTGTTAAATCAGACTGTCGAAAGTCCCCACAAAACATCACTCTACAGTTTTTGCCGATGCGAGTTATAACTGAATCAAGTTCATGAAAAGTCATGTTGTTGATTTCATCTACAATCACATAGCAATCATTCAACGTTGTCCCACGAATAAACGACGTGGACATAAATTCAATTGCACCCCTTTGCTTCAAAACTTCATAAGCATCACCACGCTTGTATAGTTCTGAACAAATTGCCATGTATGGTGCTTCATACACTTTCATTTTTTCTTTTTGATTGCCAGGTAGAAATCCCATATCGCGAGTGGGAACTACGCTTCTGACAATGTATATTTTATTTTGGACAGAGGCTCCATCCATCAGCTGTTTTAAAGCAAGATACAGTGAGACAAAAGTCTTTCCTGTTCCTGCCATACCGTGCAACATTAAGTGTTTTTGTTGTTCAAACGCTTCAAATGTTTTTCTTTGGTTTTCGGTTATCGGCTGTATGTTTGCTAGTTTAAAGTTCGGTGAGGTAAATGTTGGTTTATTGCTTTCATCCAGTTCGCCATTTTGTTTCAGTATTCTTTTTTCTCTTTTTGTTAATCTTTTTGTAGTTGACACTGATAATCCTAAAATGTGTTGATGTTGGAGCCTCTGTGCTTTGATTTAATCTTTTTCAAAACATCCCTAAAACCAGCGGCTGGTTTCGTTTTTGTACCCTTATAACTCATTGCTGGAGCAGAATCAATGATCTGCTGAATGTTTGGGTCTTTAACTAATTCATCCCTCGCGGAGATTGAAATAGTGTCTTCCCAAACCTTTCCAGTCTTTAAATTTTTAAAGGTATACGTTGGCATGTTTTATTTATAATGATCATCGTAAAAATCGTCATAATCATCATCAAGACGTTGAAGCAAGTCAATGTCATTAGTCCTCAAAGCATTACGCAATTTCTTTTCCTTACGCTTTTGCTTCCTGTCTTCATATGATTCATAACCACGTTCTTCGTCCTCATAAGACTCAAAACGTTTATCTCTTTTACTCATCTTCGATTAACCTCGGGAATGCTAGATTTACTACTTTTTTGGTGATGCCCTTTGGGAGTTTTTTATCCTTCGCGGCAATGATGAGTTCTGCATCTTTTGGATTCAGCGACTCAAGCATATTGATGAAGAGCATTTCGCGTCTGAACTTCGTCAAACCGTCATTGCCCCCCTCTACAAACAAATAAAGACGTCTTGCTTCTGAATAAAGCATACCCTCAATATCAAGAGCCTCACAAGGCTTGTAAGGAGGTGCACCCTCAGGCAATGCCCACTTGATCGTTGAATCGAGGGCGAACTTTAAAACAGTTTGAAGCGCAGTGCTATCATGTTGTTGTAAATAGGCAGCACGCTCTTCAATCTTTTTCAAATTGGCTGCGTTTTCGATAATAGTCGATATTGGTAATTTTCTTGCCATGTTAAAACTCATTAATGTTTTCCAATAGATGTTTCAGTTTTTTCTCAACAAAATAGTTGAACAAATGTTGACGGTTCTTATTTGACTGACTATCATATTGTTCAATCACCCTGCTCTTAACTTCAGGGGGAGTAAAATTCAAGTCAATCAATTGTTGATTACGGTTGTAGTTGCGGAGCATACCTTCATCACAAAACTCTTCTGGCTTTTGGTTAACCCAAAGGTCTAGTTTCTTTTGGCTCAGTGGCTTTTGACGACCGCCAACTACAAAGCAGTTGTCAGCACTGAGGAAGTTTGGGACACCGTCACCTGCATCGCCTCGCATAATTTGTTCCTTCACAAAACGTGATGGGTCATTATGCTCAACAAACTTTTTACGAACTGGGTCATATTGCTTGACGTTCATGTAAGTCTGTAGTTGAACGAAATCTTTGTCGCCAGATAGGATCAAGATTTTTTCGTGAGTGTTACCAAACTTTTCTACAAGTGTGCCGATTACATCATCTGCTTCCGCGCCATCGGCTTGAATAACACGATACGGGAAGTAGAGTTTCAACTCTTCACGTATCTTATTTAGACTTTCAAAAACCACATTCCAATCAATTTCAGAAGCCTCTCGGGACTTTCTGCGATTCGCCTTGTAGTAAGGGTAGACCTCACGACGCCAGTAGTGGCGATCATCACAGGCAATGACAACCTCACCATATTCATTTTTGAACTTCTTAATGTATGAACGGATACAGTTGAGAATCATATGCCGTAGCAAATCCTCTTCAACCTTTACGTTGGTGTGATTACCAATTTGCGACATAAAAGTCGAAATCATAACCTGATTCAAGTCAATGATCATCATAAAATTAAAATCACTCCTGCTCTTCGTTCTCTTCCAACTCAGTAAACATTTCTGGAGAGAAACTATAGGTCACACCAGTATCATCTTCATTATATATGAAAAACTGTTCAGCAATATCATGAAATGGATGATGTATTTTCATCATTTTGTGCATATGAGCGCGTATACATTCAATGAACATTGCATTTAACGTTTGTTGATCTGGGTGTGTTATATCAACGCCAACAGTGGACAAAATGTTAAGCATTTGAGGGGCAATTTCTTGAATTGTATTTTCAGCATGCTCAAGTCTAATCTTTTCAATTTTGTCTACAATTTCGTCTAACGTTTGTGGTGGGGCGTCTTCTTTCTTGCCCTTTGGAAACATTATGACATTATTTTTATTCATTTGTTAACCTTTAACAAAATCGTTTGGTCGTTGATTCTGCCATTGGGTTTTATCGACTTTGTTGATAGGTTTGATAACAATTTTCTTTGTACAATTTTACCACCAGCAAGCAGAGCCTTAATTGTTTCCTCTGGCTTTCTGAGAGTTTTTGTTTCTGAAGTCTCAACATCAAACCCAACAAGTGTCGTTCCCTTGACAGAAAGTCCACTGCGACCGCTGCTGTAATATACAGTCAACTGTTTGTATTTAGTGTTGTAGACCCATAGGGATTCAGAACCGACAATATCAACTGGGTTGACACTGACCAACTTCAACTCTGTAAAGTTTTTCTGATACTTTAAATTCTTAACAAGATCAGTTGCGAGTTTTTCCTTCTTGGCTCTCGGTTTTCTGACCTTCGACCCACGCTTGTTTCCAATGTAACGATCACAATCATACACCAACTGGGTATAAAAGTCAAGCCACATTTTCAGTTTCTTACCGTAAGCCTCGGCAATTTGCGGGTCATCACCCTTCAAAAAGTTCAAGTGCTTTTCAAAATGCGCCTTGATCATATTGGCGACTTGAGGCGAAATTTGGTTTTTGGTCAGGTAGTTGTAGGTGTCGAATGACCCACCCTTCATGACCACGTCAATCTCACTATCAATTTCGCCAATGCGTTTGTCAGCGTTTTCTTTCACGCGCACCTGAATATCAACAACCTTTTTCTCTGCCTTAACCACTGATGGCTTTGCGGCAGCAGCGTTGTCATTAATCTTTCGGTGAAAATACTCCATCAATTGGTCGCCAAACCTTGTGCCATTGAGCATCATTTTTGCCATCCAACAAATGGTTGTTGGCGTGCGCCAGTTTGGGGCTGTTCTAATAGACTCGGCAATTCCAGTTGGGTAGTG